ACCAACGCCGTGAACCTCAAGCACCTTGAGCAGAAAACGGATGTGAACTCAGGCGGGAAAGATGTTGACGCAAAAACGCTGGACTTCTGCTCATCCATCGGACTTACGAAGGAAGATGTGCAGAAATACGGCGGGGAGGAGTAATCAATGGCGCTTAATCAGGAAAACCTGCGCACAATTTCCACAGGCTTTAAGGCTCTGTTCGGCAAAACATTTAACGAAACAGCCCGGCTTGCGGAAAAGATAGCCACTGTGGTTCCCAGCAACAATCTTCAGGAGACTTACCCTTGGCTCGGCGATATTCCCCGCATGACGGAGTGGGTGGGCGACAGAACCGTGAAGGAGCTGAAGGACTACAAATACACCCTTGCCAACAAGAAGTTTGAGGCAACTGTGGGTGTGCCTACGGAGTACATAGAGTACGACAATGCGGGAATATTTGCCCCTGCGATTAAACAAATGGCGCAGGAAGCCAAACAGTACCCCGATGAGCTGCTCTCTGACCTTGTGACAAACGGCGGCACAAACCTGTGTTATGACGGCAAGGCGTTTTTTGCTGCTGACCACACAGTGGGCTCTGACACATACGCCAACATAGCCGACCTTGCCCTTACGCCTGATAACCTTCTGGCTACTGAGGCTTTTATGCGCTCCATAAAAACCGACAGCGGCGGCTACATGAAGGTTAGCCCTAACACGCTCATGGTCGGCCCCGGACAGCTCGGCAACGCAATCAACTGCATTGACCTTGCGGATGACGGCAAAAACCCCACCTACAAACGCTACAGCTACATAATTAACCCTGCGCTGGAGGGCAAGAAGTGGACTCTTCTGGACACGTCAAAGGCTGTTTGCCCGTTTATTCTCCAGCTTGCCAAAGACGGCGTTTTTGCTGAGGACAGCGGCGAAAAATTTATGAAAGGGCGTGTGCTTTACGGTGCGGAAAGCTTCATGAACGCAGGCTACTCACTGTGGCAGCTTGCTTTCTTCTCCGAAGGCGGTGTGTAGATGGCTAAAAAGAAAACTGCCTCAGAAGAAACCCCCGCCGAACAGGCGGAAACCGCCTCAGAGCAGGAAACCGAAACTGCACAGGAAGAGCCGGAAACCGAAGCGGGCGAAGAGTCAGCGGAGAAAGAGCAAAACACCGCAGCCCCCGCAGAAGAAGAGGAAAAACCGGAGGCAAAAGCCCCTGCGAAACCCTCAGGAAAGCACCGCAGCGTTAAAGATTTTTTAAGGAAGTAGGTATGTTTGAAACCGCACTGAAAGAAAGGGCAATACGCAACCTGACAAACACGAGTGTTATCACGGATGAGGTTATCGCCATTGCCGCCGCAGAGACAGAGGAAATCTGCCTGAACCGCACTGTGCCGCAGTGGGCAAAGCTGGACATAGGCATTTACAGGCTGAAAGTGAACCTGAAAATCGGCATTTCGGATGCGGACGAATTTACCATGAAAGAAGCCATGCGGGAGGTGAAAGCCTCCCCGCTGGCTGTTTCAGAGACAGAGACGGTGACAGGCGGCGCAGTTGTTAAAAACGGGGGCAACTCATGGCTGTGAAAGAGTGTGCGGAGCGCATTGAGGCTCTGCTTCCCGTTACGGTGACAAAGACGGACAACCTGCCGGAGGAGATTGGATTTTTCCTCGTTTATGAAGGATTCAGCCGGACTAACGGAGTGTTTGAGCGGCGGTTCGGGCTTTACATAAACGGGGTAAGCTTCAACGGAATTTTGGGCTACGCAGAGGAATCGGACAACATAGAAACGGCACTCGCCGATGCTTCCGAGGGCTTGGCAGACATAGAGCTGACAGGCGGCGAGCTTGTGGACTTCCGTGAGGACGGAACTTTTACATTCAGAGTTCAGGTTATGGTGCGGGAGTAAAGTATGAGCGAATTTGAAAAAGATAAATTAGCCAGTGAGATAGCCGAAAGAGTGGCGCAGAAGCTTATGGAAAAGCGCAACTGCCCCTGCGGGCTGGGCGAGAGGCACATAGAAAACCACAACGAACACCATGCCTTCATAGCCGGACTTATGGACGGGGTAAGGAATGTGAAAAAGTCTGTCATCAATGTGGTGGTCGCTACCACTGTTGCCGCTGTTCTCGGTCTTATCTGGCTGGGATTTAAGGCAAATGTGAGGTGAGGAAATGGCAACGATTGAAGACCAACTTATTCTGCACGAAGGGCTGAGATTAAAGCCTTATCGCTGTACAGAAAACAAACTGACCATAGGCGTGGGCAGAAACATTGAGGAACGGGGCATAACAGCGACAGAGGCTATGTTTCTGCTGAAAAATGACATTGAGGCGGTTGAAAAGGAACTGAGCCGTTTTGATTGGTTTACGAAGCAGGATGAAATACGCAGGCGGGTGCTTATAGACATGGGGTTTATGGGTGTTCCCCGTCTGCTTGGGTTTAAGAAGATGATTCAGGCACTTGTGGCAGACGACTATGAAAAGGCCGCCGCCGAAATGCTTGATTCTAAGTGGTCTCGTCAGGTCGGCGGGCGTGCTGTACGCCTCGCAGAAATGATGCGAACAGGGAAGGACTATGATTCCAAGGAGGTTTAATCGTGGAAAAAAAGAAATGGTATCAGAGTAAAACAATGTGGGTGAACCTCGGTGCTGCTGTTACGGATGCGGCACTCTCCGTAGTTACTGATTACGGAACAGGCGGGGTTGTGACTGTTATCTCCGCAGCAAACATGCTTCTGCGCACATTTACCAAAACCCCCGTGACGAAGTAAGGAGCTTTCAGCATGAGTCAGGCAAAGGGAATGCGGGCTAGGCTGCTTCTGGACTTTGAGGACTCTTACGGGGTAAGCCCTGCCGTGAAAAGCGGCAGGGTTATTAAATTTAACTCCGAGAGCTTATCCGCAAGTCAGGAAGCCGAAGAACCCGCCACAATAACAGGCAGGCGAGACAGCGTTGAGCCGATACTGGGCAATATTGATGTAAGCGGTTCGCTTACTCTCCCTGCGGAGCTTATCAGCATGGGGCTTGTGATGAAGGGGCTTTTCGGCGCACCGGAGACAGCGGCGGATGGCAGCCTTTACCGCCATGTGTTTAAAACATCTGCCGAGCCGCCCAGCATGGTTATTGAAAAAGGGCTTACGGACATAGGGGCTTATTTTCTTTACAACGGCTGCAAGGTTTCCGGCTTTGAAATGACAGTGGGCGGCAGCGGAGAACTGACCGCATCAGTAAGCATCATTGGCGGCAAGCGCACTCTGAACACAGAAAGCTATGACGATGCGCCTGTGAACCTGCCATTTGTCCGTTTGCAGAACTTCAAAGCCAGCATACACGAAGGCGGGGTGCTTATCGGCAATGTTTCCAGCTTTTCGGTGAACATAAACCCTAACCTTGAGAATGACAAATACGCCATAGGCGGAGACGGCTTCCGCACGGAACTGCCCGAAGGCTTGTTAAGCGTGAGCGGAAGCATCAGCACGTTTTTCAGGGATGTTTCCCTTCTGGAAAAGGCGGTGAACTCCGCAACAACAAGCCTCAAGCTTAGTTTTGGCGCAGGGGTTAAGGGGGCTTTTGAACTGCTTTTCCCCGAAGTGCGCCTTGAGCAGAAAGACCCCGAAGTTTCGGGGCCGGGCGGAATTATGGCTACTTTTAACTGGAAGGCGCATTACGAAGCATCCGCCGAGGGCAGCAGTGTTGTTGCTACGCTGGTGAACGAAGTCGAAAGCTACTAGGAGGCAGGCATGGCACTTAAAGCAAGGGCATTGAAAAGAAAGGAAATAAAGGCACTCAAGGCGCAGGGGATAAACCTTGCACAGGCAGGGAACGCAGACGCTCAGGAACTGGTAGACACAGTGCTTGACATGGCTTTTTCGGATAAGCAGGACGAGCTGGATGAGATGGACTACAGCGAGTGTCTGAAGCTTTTTAAAAAGGTGGTAGCTCTCACCTTCGGCACGGATGAACAGGAAAAAAACTGACAGAGGTTGTCCGGCACGGCATGAGGTACGGGGCTTACTGCGCCGAGTGCCGCAAGCTGGGCAACCTGAAATGCTCAAGCTGTGAGCTGAACATAACTTGGGAATTGGACACAGCGGCGGCGGATGCGCTCACACTTTTTGCGGATGTTCATGCGCAGGTAAAAACTGTTGGTAAGCAAATTCTGGGGCTTGATTACGGAGCATTGTTTCAGGTGGCGGATGTTTACTGCATGGAAGTAACCCCAGCCATATGGCGTTATATAAAAGCGATAGAAGAGGAAGTTTTCAATAATGGCAAACACTAACGTAGGCATAGTTATAACAGCGAAAGACCTTACCGCAGGGGCTTTTAACTCTGTGCGGTCAAGCCTTGCCAAAGTTGAATCTGTCCTATTTTCTGTCAAAACGGCAGTCGCCGCTATAGGCGGAACAGCCATTGCCGGTTCGATTCTTAAAGTCGGTTCAAGTTTTGAGCAAATGAATACCTCAATGGAGACTATTCTCGGCTCTGCAAAGGCGGCAGAGGAGGCGATGGCGTGGATAAAGGACTTCGCAACAGAAACGCCTTACGAGCTTAAAGAGGTTAATGACGCATTTATTAAGCTTTCCGCCTACGGACTTAACGCTGCTGAAAACCTGCGCTGGCTTGGCGACACCGCCGGAGCAATGGGAAAGCCGCTTAATCAGGCTGTTGAGATGGTGGCGGATGCCATAACAGGTGAGTTTGAACGCCTTAAAGAGTTTGGCGTAAGAGCCAGACAGGAAGGCGACCAAGTAACATTTGCTTGGACACAGAACGGGCAGGAACTCACAAACACAGTCACCAAAACCTCGGAAGATATTAATAACGCACTCAAAGAAATCTTTACACGCTTTGAAGGCGGGATGAAGAAGCAGTCTGAAACAATGGGAGGCATTATTTCCAACGTGAAAGATATGTGGTCTTCTTACCTGCTTGATATTGCATCATATGGTGCATTTGACGGGGCGAAAGCAGGTCTTCTTGAACTTAAAAATGAAATGGAGCG